AGTAATTTTTAAAGATTTATCTTCCTGGATATAAGCGGAAGCCTCCATCCAAATACCATCGATAGTGAAGTTTTTTCTGTAAGGCTTCATTGTCTTTGGGTTTACTTTATCGCTATCTGATAGAACTAGATCGGGTCTGTTCTTAGTAGCCTCGTCTCCAGGTAGCTTATCTGCGTTTCTTTTCAAACTAAATGTAGCCACCCAGTTTGGATCTTGTGGTTTCTTAAAATCAGCCATATATATTTATCCTTTGGTTAATTGCTGGTTTCTATCTACAAAGGCTTTTTTTAATTTATTAAACCTAGGTAAATTCTCTTTGGAGAGCTTAATTATAAAATCTTTATTTTGACTTTTTAACTGCTCTAAATTTGCTTGGTGGGTTATAGTTTTTATTCTTTGTTCAATAATATCTGCATGATCTAACTTGATCCCTGAGTTTTCATTATTTTTTTGTTTTTCATTTGGCATTTCTTGATCTGAATAAACATTACCGTGAATACCAAGTGCTTTTAATATAACACGATCAACAGCTCTTTTTTCTGCAACGGCTACTGGATAATCAAACTCATTATTTTTTGGAGATACTTCTCCTAACGAATAAAATGCTTTTGTTTTATTAACAGCTGTTGCTTTAACTACAGCTACATCTTTTTCTAAATTGCAATGTACTAACTCAATGTTTGTATTTATGTTATAATGCTGCGCCAATCCTTCTACTTCCAAATGTTTTATAATCCATTTGCCAGGTTTAAACTCCCACATCCCACCATTGGTTTTTAATCTTTTAAGATAAGTATCAAGTGAAATTAAATTGATTACGTTACCCATGATAATCCTTTTTTTTAATACCCAGAGCTTGAATGAAGGTAAAAGAATACTGCTGTATTAAAACCTCATCGTGCATCGCTACACGATTACTCTGGGTATATTTAACAAAGCCTACTAACAGAGAGACAGTTAAGATTACAATTACAGTAAGGAGCAAACCTTTATAATTGTTTTTTTTCTTTGCTAAATTCTTTTTCAACATCCATTGCTGCACATTTAAAACTGATATATTTTGTTTCAATCTAACCCCCATAATTTCATTGCAATATCTCTATGCTCTCCCATGTTTTTCCAAAAGAAGTGGCCAAAGTCTGGGTTAATATCTTGATGCCAGGTAGTTTTACCCGCATGATTTGCCATAACTCTTTCTCTACGTTTAGCGGTCATGGTTAATTTGTTAAGACGTTTGCGCAAGTTCTCTGGTTTTAAATCCTCGCAATTTTCTGGGGTAAAAATTTTATAATCTTCTTCATTCATTACGAACAAGTGTGGTTTTTTTTTTTGATTATTGGCAAAAAAATAGAACGCCACTTGAGATACGTGTTCTTCCCATCCCATGTAATTTTGATCTAGTTTAGGAAGTGAATAGTTTGAAGTACCATCTTTTCTTGGTCTATTTTTTTTTCTATGTTTTGTTTTCATTTCAACAAAATTATGCTCATCTTCAAAATCTATTCTGCCGATTGTGGGTAGTACGCAGCCATCTAAAGTTAGATCTACATATCTTTCACATTCGATAGGGGAGGTTAAATTAATTTCTCTTATTCCTTTTTTTAATGTTTCAAATGATATTGCTAAACCCAATCTTGCTACATCGTGTTGAGCTTTATCCGCATCATCTGCTGGCTCGTAACCATTAAATTTTTCTAAAATTTTATCAAAGATTTTTCTTTGGGGTGGGATCTCTGTTTTAACTAAACCTTTACCGACTTTAGTTTCCCATAAATATTTTCCAAATTTTAAAATAGCCATGTCGCCAAGGCATACACCCGTAAACATTTTAGAATTGATTGGAAGTTTTCTTCGTTGCTCTTGTGTAAGATACAAATATTTATATCCCCACATACAATCCATGGAATTTAATTGAGAAGGCGACCAATGATTAAGTTTATAAAGTTCTACCCATTGTGGCAGCTCTTTAATATTTTCCAAAAAATCGTCTTTTAATTCTGGTTCCATAATACAAATTAAATACTTTATTGGAACGATTGGTAAACATAATTATCCTTATTGGCAAATTAAATTACCATTTAGGTAAAATCAGAGGTTGTGTTGGTTGTGGATAATTATTTGAAAGGATTTATTTTATTAGAAGGTATTATGCTAGGCGAGTATTTATTATAGCTTTCAAAAAAAGTCATTTTTCTTGGTGCTGCAATTTTAATATCTCTTGGATCTACATTAGTTGAAGTAAGTTTTGTCATTGGTTTTTTAGTTTCTGGATGTAATAAATTTAATCTAAATGTTGGTTGTGATTTATCTATTTCAATTAAACAAATAACATCACGGCAACCTTTTCTTCTACATTTTTCAGTTGGCTCAACATAGCAAGTGCTGTTAATAGCATCCTCACTAAAACCATCATAATCATAATCCGTATTGCCAGATCTCTCAAATAAATGTATTTCGTTATGAGCTTCTCTACCAGGTGCATAAAATTGAACAGCTTTAGTTTGCGGTGTGTAAAAACCACCAGGTATAATAATTTCTCTAAAGTTTTTTTTATGTAATTTTTTACATATATAATCTTCAGCATAAGAATGAAGCTCAATAGTATGTAATTTTTTTGCTGGAAATAATATCTCTGTTGGATCACAGTTAATAATTTTAGCAATTTCTATAGCTTGTTCTGGACTAACTTTTCTGCTGGTGTTTAACCATCTATGAACTGTAACGGGAGAAACTTTTAATTTGTGAGCAAGCTCTGAAGCTGCCATACCCACTTCATCCATTTTATTTTTTAAGAACATATCAGCGTTACTACCCTTTAGTTTTCCAATATTAACTATTTTTACCATAACGGCAATGAAACACAACATTACTATTATGTCAAATTAATTTACCAATTTGTTTAAAAATAATTACAACCCTGGTTATCTGTTAACAACTTTGGTTAATTACACTTGCCAATAAGGTATCGTTTCCTTAAAGACAATGTATGCAATTAGAACAATTTAGAGTGAGTAAAGGCTTATCATACAAAAAACTAGCTGATTTTATTGGTGTTTCTGGGGTTTCTCCAGCAGCTACTACTTTAAGATGGTGCAAGGGTCAACGGGTTCCAAGATCAAATTGGATGAAAATTATTAAAGAAAAAACCAAAGGCAAAGTGATGCCGTCTAGTTTTTATGAATAAAAAGAAACAGAAATTAACGGGTACTATTAATAATTATCCATTAGTTGAGGTGCGTTGGTTGGATGCGGTTGGCGATAGTGGCTGGATGCAGCTTGATAAAGCCATGGCATCAAAACCCGCTGCTCCCGTATCCTTGGGTTACAAATTACTTCACACAAAAGAAAAAATAACAATCTTTACTGATTACATTATTGATGACGAAGATGGATCTTTAACAGTAGGCAACGTCACAACTATTCCCGCAGCTTGGGTGCAAGAAGTTACGGAGATCATATTTACAAAATGAAATATTTAATTTTAGTTATTGTAGCAGCTATAATTTTATTTCCTAAACAAACTGAAAATCAAACAATAAATCTAGTTAAATATGAATGGGATAAATTTTGCGCTGCGTACATGATTTATGTTAAGCGTTACCCGTTGGCATTAGATCCTGGGGAGTGCGTGTAATGGCTGAAGATAAAACTTACGAAAATGAAGTTAGAATTAATAGTTTCCCACGGGATAACAAAAAAGTTAATGATAAAATTTATAGTTTAAAAGCAGATATTGATCGTATCCAGGAAGAATTTGACAATTACAAAATAGTAAACGCTGGACACCAAAAAATTAATGCAGATTTAAGAATAGAGATTAAAGATTTAAAAGAAGAAATAAAGCATCTTAAAGATCCATTAAATCAGTTAAGGAAAGATGGAGATTTATAATGGCCAGAGGAACTCTTAAAGGTAATTATTTTAATACTGGAGATCCGTATTCTGAGTGGTGCAGAGAAAATCAAGTATATTTAATAGACATCGATGCTTGCGGAATTTGTAAAGATTGCAAGACACCACTGTATTTGGCCGAGACGTGTTTTGATCGGGGCCAAAAGTGGAAAGCGACAACGACAACTGAAGCTCTAGCTAATTTAGCTGGTTTGCCTTCCTTCCTGGTTTTTTATGCAGCTAATGAAAATAGAAAGGTAATAAGTTTAAGAGTTCAGCAGCTCACACCGACTAAAGGCAAAGAAACCTTAATGCTTCCCGAAGGTTGGTTCCAAGTGTTAGAACTTCTCCAGGAGCAGCACAATCCGCATTGCGCAAAAAAGGTTATTCAATGAGTTTCTTTTTTGTAGGCGATCTAAGCGTGGTTAAAGATGTTAGGCTATCAAGTAACGATAAGATTGTTTACTTCACTCTCGTTGGCTATATGAACCATAAAACGGGTAAATGCTATCCACGTTACTCCACGATAAAAAAGGATACGGGTATTTCAAGATCTAGTATTCAGAGAGCCACTAGACAACTTGCCAAACTAGGTTACTTAACAATAAAACGCCTTGCCTCGACTAACTTATATTTATTAACGCAGCAAATGGTATTAGAGAAAACCCGTATAGATCACGTGAAGTCTCAAGCTGACACCAGCGAAGGTTCACAGAGAGACTTATTAATAAAACCATTATATAAAACCAGTAACAGATATAATAAGTTTAATAGCTATCAAAGAGCAAGATACTCTCCCCCCACCGCTAAACATAGTGGAACATCAATAGAGTATGAAGGCGAGCAATACGAATACTGCGCTGAATTTGGAAATTATATTGAATATAGGAATAAGAACGGAGACAAGGTTGCAAAGCATAAGTGGAAGAAAGATGAACCTATAAAAAAGTTTGATGCCATCGTGAAGGTGGCAAGTTGAAGTTACGCTGCACTAAATTAATGGATATTTTAAACACAGCTGGTTTAGCAGAACGATTTATGCCAAAACCAAAACTTCCTAAAGCTGCGTCTATGTTTGATATCCTAAAATTCTCTTATGATAGAGACGATTTTGGCTTCTATGAGAATAAAGATAAATTAAAACTTCGAGCCAACAACAAACAAATTGCTTGCTGGGAACTAACAATCATTGAATTGCTTCCCTTGGTTGAATTAGAAGAAAGACAAATATTATGGCAAAGATCGAAGCGTTATTCCTGGGTAGCACTTGGAAAGATGTTTGGCTGCCATCGAGTGACAATTAAAAAAAAATATTTGAACGCACTATTTAATCTTGAAAGTAAGCTCACAAAATCAGTTATAGACAAGATTGATCTAATTTAGTAATTGAAAGAGTACAGTTGGATATAAAAATATCTGAACATTATGGCTGGTCATCCACTTAAAAAAATCCAATGCGAAAGTATCGCAAGAACATCTGGCAAACAGTGTAGAGCAAAGGGATATTTAAAAAAGTCGGGTCATTATCGTTGTCGGTTCCATGGTGGAGCTTCAACGGGAGCCGTTACTTTAAAAGGCAAATTGATTGCTTACAAAAATTTAAAACAATTTAAAAATTATACCGATGAACAACTTTTA